TGGGCCGTCTGGAAATGGCCAAGGCTGGCACGTCTTACCGTCTGGACGAACTGCGCCGCCTTATTGAACAGGGCATCCTGCGGGCCGTTTCGGTGGGCTTTCGGCCCATCAAATCCGAACCTTTGGACCCCGAACGCCCCTACGCGGGCCGTAAGTATCTGAAACAGGAATTGCTGGAAACCTCCCTTGTGAGTGTTCCGGCAAACCCTGCCGCCTTGGCTGTGGTCAAGGCCATGAAGATTTCAGACGAAACTGCGCAACTGGTCTTTGGCGAGCATGCCGATGGGGACTGGGTAGCGAAAACCACCGGCAAGCAAGCCGTTTCCCCAAATCTACATGCCAAGAGGCTGAAAATGAAAACGCTCTCCGAGCGCATTGTTGATGCGCAAAACGAACTGACCCAAGCGCGGGATGCGCTCACCGAACTGACGGCGCAGAACGACTTCGATGAAACCGAAGAAGAAGCACTGTCGGACCAGATCAAGGCCATTGACGCGAAACTTGTTTCGCTGAAGCGCGCCGAATCCTCGCTGGCCGCGAAAGTTCAATCGCCTGCCGTCCAGACCCGCAAGCCCCTCGGCATTGCGGCTGATGACCCGAAGCCGTCGGACCTGATCGTGCGTTCGGCGCTTTGCCATTTTGTGGCCAAGGCGACCGGAAAAGACGTCGACCAAGTCCTTCAGGAACGTTATCCGGGCCATGAGGCGACTGCGGTTGTCACCAAGGCGGATGCCACGATTGCGACCACGACCACGTCCGGTTGGGCTTCGCAACTCATCAACACCGCCACTGCCGAACTGCTTGACCTTCTGTCGCCCTTCTCGGTCTATCCGGGTCTGTCGGCGGCGGGCATCAAGGTGACGTTCAACAACAGCCAAGGCGCAATCACCATCCCGTCCGTTTCGACGGATGCGGCGCTTGCCGGTGGCTTTGTTCTGGAAGGCGACCCGATCCCCGTTGGCCGGTTCACCACCACCTCCATTTCGCTGGTCCCGCACAAGTTTGGCATCATCACTACGATGTCGAAAGAGGCCGCGAAGTATACGACGCCTGCCCTTGAAAGCGTTCTGCGTCGGTCCATCCTGCGCCGCACCGCGATCACCCTTGACGGTCTGTTGCTTGACGCGACTGCCGGTTCTACGACCCGCCCTGCGGGCCTGTTGAACGGCGTTTCGGCTGCGGCTACCGGCTACGGCGGCGGCGATTATGAGGCTGTCCTTGCGGACATCAACGCCCTGATGGCACCGTTTGACACCGCCAACGCTGGCCGCAACATGGTGCTGATTATGCACCCTGCACAGGCCCGCAAACTGGCGATGATGCCGGGGCCTGATGGAACTTTCGGATGGGCTGACCGCTTCATGTCGGGCTTCCGGGTGCTGACGTCGACCAGCGCGACCTCTGGTCGTCTGATCGCTATTGACGCTGAGGACTTCGCCACGGCAAGCGGCGACACACCTGAGTTCGATGTGTCGGAACAGGCAACGCTGCACATGTCGGACGCACCGGGCGAAATCGTCACGGCGGCTGGCACTGTCAACGACCCGATCCGGTCGATGTTCCAGACCAACAGCCTCGCGCTGCGCATGGTTCTTCCCCTGACTTGGAAGATGCGCCGCACCGGCATGGTCCAGTGGATCGACGGCACGTCCTGGTGAACTTGAGGGGGGCCGTAACAGGCCCCCTTCTTCTATAATTAACCCCATGAATGGAGGCCCTAGGCCATGTCAATTCGTCGTTTCACCCATGCCGTTACCACTGCCGCTGATGGCAGCTATACCGGCTATACCCCCTACCTGTCCGGCTATCTGTGCCAGATCATTTACAGCAAAACCAACTTCACCGATGGTGTTGACTTCACCATCACTGCTGAAGCCACGGGCGAAACGCTCTGGACTGAGTCGAACGTGAACGCCTCTGCTGTCAAAGCCCCGCGTCAAGCTACGCACACGACGGCTGGCGTGGCTTCGCTTTATGCCGCTGCGGGAACTGCTGTGAACGACAAAATTGCGCTCGGTCGTGACCGCGTGAAGATCGTTCTTGCGTCCGGCGGCAACGCCACGACCGGCACCTTCACAATCGTCATCGACGACGGCGTGTAAGAAAACCGGGGCAGCTTGACGGCTGCCCCAACCAATAACATCGGGGTCCGTTATGGAAACTTGGTATGTGCTTGCGGACGGCAGTTTTGCCGATCCGAATGAAGTTTCCACGGACGAATCCGGCAACCTTTGCCACGTTCGCGGCCCTGTTGCCTATGGACCGCACGGCCCCCGGTCGCGTGGCATGAGCGCGGAAGAAATCGAAGGCTACCGGACGGCGCAAGCAAAGCCGGAACAACCAAAGCGGGGATATAAGACCCGCGAAGTCAAGGTCAGATAATCTTGGCATTCTGGAACAAGCTACTGCCGTGGAAGACCAAGGCCGCTGAAGGCGCTGTTACGTCCGGCCCATACTTTCTAAGCGGCGGTTGGTTGCCTACAGGATCGGCCCTGAACTTCTGGCAAATTGGCCGGAATGTCCGGCCATATGATGCCTCATCGGCAACGGTAGAGGCTTGCGTTTCGGCATATTCGCAGACGATTGCGATGTGTCCGGGCGACCATTGGAAGAAGTTGCCGAACGGTGGCCGTGAACGCATGGAAGATTCGCCGCTGGCAAAGATCATTGCCCGGCCTAACAGCTATCAGTCGATTTCCGACTTTCTGCTGAATGCTATCCGCGACCTTTACCAGACCGGCAACTTCTACGCCTTGGCGCTGCGCGATGAGCGTTTCGAGATTGCCGAACTGCACTTGATGAAGTCTAGCCTTTGCGCCGCAACCGTGGCCGAAACAGGGGAAATCTTCTATCAGTTGGGCGGCAATTCCGTCATTGAACGGCGTTTCGGCGCTCTGAGTTTGGTCCCGGCGCGTGAAGTTCTGCACGTTCGCTTGCATGGCGGGTATGACATGCTGCGCGGCGAAACGCCCCTTGTGGCGGCGGCTCTTGATGTGGCGGCAAACAATGCCGCGCTTTCGCAACAGATTGCTTTCCTTGCCAATCAGGCCAAGCCGTCAATCATGCTTTCGACTGACAGCGTTTTGACGCGGGACCAGACCATTGAGCTGCGCGAACGCTGGAATGAGCAAACACGCGGCGAAGGCGCGGGCGGGACGCCTATCCTGACTGCGGGCCTAAAGCCGATCACGGTTTCGACCAGTGCAGTTGACGCGCAGGTCGCAGAAATGATGAAAATGGGCGATCAGCACATCGCGCTAGCGTTCCGGTTGCCTTTGCAGGTTCTTGGCATCGGCGGGACACCCTACGCATCAACCGAACTGCTTATGCAGTCTTGGATTGCGACCGGGCTTGGTTTTGCCCTTAACCATATTGAGGAAGCCATTGGCAACTTCTTTGGGTTGAAGGGCTTCCCGACTGAGTATGTCGAGTTCAACACCAAGGCGCTTGAACGGTCGGCATTCAAGGATCGGATCGAAGCACTATCACAGGCGACAATAAGCGGGATTTATGCCCCCGACGAGGCCCGCAACTCGGTTGACCTTGGCACGGTTCCGGGTGGTCACGGCAAGATGCCCCGTGTTCAACAACAAGTCGTGCCGCTGGATTGGGAACCGCCCGTCGCTGCGGCCCCCGCGCCTGTTGCGCCCGATACGCCTAACGAACCGGACGCGAGTAAGGCCATTGCAGCCGTGCGGTTGAAAACTTTGGAGGCGGTTCATGCCCTTTGACTACGACCGCCTTGCAGATGAAGTCGTCAAATGCACCCAGATGCTAGTTGAAAAAGCAATCGCGCCGCTGCGGGCTGAAAATGCTGCGCTGGTGGCCCGAATCGTCGAACTTGAGGCCCGCGCACCTGTGCCGGGTCCGGCTGGCCCACAAGGCGAAAAGGGAGATGCGGGCGAACGTGGGGCCGATGGGCTTCCCGGCGAACGCGGCGCGGACGGAATGTTGCCGCTGTTGCGGGCTTGGGAGGACCGGGTTTACCGCGCCGGGGAATGTGCTGTCATCGCTGGCGCAACTTGGCAGGCATCAAAGGATACCGGCAAGGCCCCTCCGCATGATGACTGGACTTGCATCGCGGCAAAAGGTGTTGACGGTCGCGGATTGCTTGCCCGTGGGACTTATGACCCGGAAGACGTCTATAAGTCGCATGAGATTGTCGCGCTCAATGGCGGCTCTTTCGTTGCCCTGACCGATGACCCCGGCGAATGCCCCGGCCCCGGCTGGCAATTGCTGACGGCCCCCGGCAAGCGTGGCCAGCGCGGCGAAGACGGCCAGCGCGGGCCGGAAGGGGCTGAGGGACCACAAGGCAAGGACGGCGCATCGCCGGTTGCCCTGACGGTGACGGATGACGGCGTTTTGACATTGACGCTGGAAACAGGCGACGAACTGGTCGCGGACTTTTATCCGATCCTGCGGGGCATCAAATGACGCTTATCAGGATCACCGCCCCGGCGTCCTATCCGGTCACGGTGGACGAGGCCAAGGCCAACGGACGGATTGAATACACGGCAGAGGATACCCTGATCACCGGGTATATCGCCGCCGCGACGGCCTATGCGGAAAGATACACCGGGCGCGTCTTTGTTTCGCAGACTTGGGAATTGGTCATGGACGAGTTCCCCGACTCGGAAATCACGGTCGACCTTGGGCCAATCGTGTCTGTGACTTCTATCAAGTATCTTGATGGCGATGGTGTCGAGCAGACAATCGACGCAGCGGACTATACGGTTGACACCGCCTCAGCATCGGGGCGGATTGCCCCGGTAGATAGCTGGCCTGCGGCAAAGGAAGTGCTTAACGCGGTGCGGGTCCGTTTCGTTGTGGGCGCTGGCGTTCCTGACGAAATCAAACAAGCCATCATTCTGATGGTCGAGCATTTTAACGAATACCGGGACGGGACTGGCGTTCTATCCCCGGCGGTCTTTGCTTTGCTTGACCTTGAACGCCGCATGTTTGTTTAGGGGCCGAAAATGGGCGCTGGCAAGCTAGACGAGCGGGTGACTTTTGACATGCCCACGCAATTTCCTGACGGGCTTGGCGGCACTGAGGAAGGCTGGTCAGAACAATTCACTGTGTGGGCGGGTTTCAAATATTTGCGCGGGACGGAAACCGTGATGGCGGCGCGTCTGACCGGGCGTCAACCCGTTGTCGTGACGATCCGGCAGAGTGACGCGGCGCGGCTTGTGACGACGGATTGGCGGATGCGGGATGCTCGGCGCGGCACGGTCTACAACGTGCGGGGCGTGACCCCTACGGATGACCGGGCCTATCTGGAAATCTTGTGCGAAAGCGGTGTTGCGACATGAGTGCTTCGCAGGACTTGCAACGCATCATCTATGAACGCCTCATTGCGTTGCAGGCGGTGCATGATCTGGTGGGCGATAGAATATACGACAACCGACCGGCGGAAGCTAATTTCCCGTGCATCACGTTCGGGCCGTCCGATGTGGTCGAGGATGACGACGAGTGCATCACGGGACGGATTGAAACAATCCAGCTTGATTGCTGGTCACGGGATAACGCTCGCATTGCCCCGGTGAAACGGATTTGCGATGTGGTCAAGGCGGCGCTGCACCTGTATCACGCGGAGCCCGGCGGCTCGGCTCTTGTGGAGTTGCGGGTGACAGGGATGCGCTATTTCTTGGACGCGGACGGCCTGACGGCCCACGGCGTCGTGACCGTGCAAGCGATCATGGAGGAATGATGGTCACGGGACTGGACGCGCTACACCGTCGCTTTGCTGCTGTCCCTGACAAGATCGTCGCGGCGGTCGCGGATCAGTTGGAAAAGGAAGCGGCGAAAGTCGTTTCCGACATGAAGAACATTTCGCCCATGCTGACCGGGGCGCTGCGTGACAGCATCGGGTGGACTTGGGGCGATGCGCCTAAAGGCTCCATGACGATCGGCACGGTGCGCGGGCGCGAATACGAGAAAATAGCGATCACCATCTACGCCGGAACGCGGGACAAGTCGCTAGGTTCTGCGGATGCGTTCTACGCACGGTTCCAAGAATTTGGCACGGTCAAGATGGCCGCAAACCCGTTCTTTTTCCCCGCATGGCGGGCAAACAAAAGCCGGGTGCGGGGCAACATCAAGCGAGCCGTTTCAAGGGCCATCAAGACGGCTTGACCGGATCGAAGAAGTAGAGCGGCAGAAACGCCACCGGGCCAAGCACTAGGCCAACCAAGAACCACAACGCCCCGTCGCGGTCCTTGTCATTAGCATATCCGCCAACGAATAGCGCCACCACGACTTGCACGACGGCGGCGAGAAAAAGCCATCCAAGCATCACTAACCCCAAGGTTGCCAATGTGTCTTAACGTGGCCCCGCCGCACGGGCTTTGCAAGTATGGCTAAGGCAATCTTTCACCGTGAAGTGAATATCAGGCGCGGCCCGATTTGCTGGCACATCCGCGCCAATCCCGAACCGCAGACCTATCCACGCCGCGTGATCGAAGAAGCGGTCAAGCAAGGCGCAGCAACCATCGTCGCACAAAAGCGCACCTATCCGCCCAAGGCGGAATAACCGGGCTGTTGCCCATCATCCGGAGTAAAGAAAATGACGGCAGCAGTTACCGCCAAATATGAAGAACTGTATCTTGAGGTCGAGTTCACGGCATCGTCCGGCACCTATACCAAGGTCTGCGGGCTGACCGATCTGACGATCAGCTACACCAACAACGTCGAGACGACGGAAGTCCCTGACTGTGACGACGAAAGCCTGCCGCACACGGTAGAACGGGCCGTCAAGTCGAACGAATGGTCGGCCAGCGGCGCGGGTGTCTGGGCGCAGACTTCGCACGAAAACATGTTCCAATGGTGGAAGGGCGGCGCGGCCAAGAACGTTCGCATCGGCTATACAAAAGCCTCGGTTGGTGACGTTGAACTTGTTGCCGGTGCGGCCATCCTTGCCAGCCTGGAACACGCCCGCGCCAAGGGGCAGAAGGTCACGGCGTCCGTCTCTATCGTTTCGTCCGGCGTTGTCACAACCACGGATCAGACCTGATGGCGGCATTGAAATGGATCGGGGGCGAACATGATTTCGCCCTTGATATTGGCGGGTTGCGGGCATTGCAGAACTCTTGCGATGCGGGTCCGGAACAGATTTTCCGGCGCATCCTGTCCGGCGCTTGGCGGATTGACGATCTGTATCAAACTATCCGGCTAGGCTTGATCGGCGGCGGCATGGCGGATCGTGACGCGGCGCGGGTGGTTGATACGGCCTTCCGTTCGCATCCCGTCATGTTGTTTCGGACGACGGCACACACGGTCCTGTTGCTATCGCTTCTCGGGGATGCGGATGACCCGTTGGGGGAGGCGCAGGGGGCGACCGCACCCCCGGAAAATGGCGGTTCAGCCTGATTTACGGTAACGGGGCTGTCTTAGGCTACACGCCGCAACAGGTGGACCGGATGCACTGGTGGCAGTTCTGCGCGGCGCTTGACGGTTACATGCGGGCGCATGGGCAAAAGCCCAAGGGCATCGGCGACATTCCGGACGACGTGTTGCGGGATATGGGCATCGAAGGATTCTAGCCGATGGCAGCGACAAACGAGGCGCTACAGGTAGAGGTCGGGATCACCCTTAACAAGCTGACCCAACAGCTTGCCCAAGCGGAGGCCCGGTTTAACAAGGCCACCAAGAAGGTTGAAACCGACTTCAACAAACTGAATAACGGGTCACTCTCGCGGACGGCCCGCAAGTTTGACGAAATTGGCCAAGAGGCCGAACGGGCAACAGCACGGGCGGCGGCAGGCGCTAACCGGATGCAATCGGCCTTCTCGTCATCGCGGGGGCAGATTCAGAACGTCGCGTTCCAGTTAGGTGACTTTGCAACCCAAGTGGGCGCAGGCACATCTGCAAGCATCGCATTGGGCCAACAGTTGCCGCAGTTGCTAGGCGGCTTCGGGGCGCTCGGGGCCGTGTTGGGTGCTGTTGTCGCTGTGGGTGTTCCCCTTGCGGCTGCGTTCCTGAAATCCGGTGAGGCGGCGGCGACGGCGGCAGATAGCGTTGACGCACTTGAGGCGGCGCTTAAGCGGCTACAGGAAGCCAACGCGGTCTATTCGGCGGAAGGGCTGCAAGGCGTCATTGATCGGTATGGCGAGTTGAACGCGGAAATTCTGCTACTGATCGAACGTCAGAGGCAGTTTGCGCTTGAAAGTACGTTACTGGCCGCAAAAGACGCGGCGGCGTCATTCAAGGGTGAGTTGCAAGAGGTTCTTTCCAACCTTGCCGCCTATGAAGCTTTCATGTCCGCCGATCAATCGGACCCTGCCAATCTGGCGCAGGCGCTGGACTATGCGGAAGCCATCCAAGAGGAATTTGGCCTGACCATCCTACAGGCGCAGGCGCTGGAACTTGCGTTGAACGCGGCGATGAACACAAACGACGCGGAAGTCATGGCGTCGGCCATTGCAACGATCAGCGGTGTTCTGGAGGATAGCAGTCTTGCCGGGTCTAAGTTTGCCGGAACGCTACTTGATGCGGAAAGCGCATTGCGGGCGGTCAACGCGGAAGCTGGCGGAATCGGCGGCTGGCTTGGGTCCGCAATATCCGGGGCGCAGGCATTCGCGGCAAACCTTTGGAACGCGGCTGCGGCGGCGAATGCAGCGGCGCAAGCATCTGCTAACGCATCGTTCACCGGGACGGCTTACGCGGCCAATACAGCGGCGGCAAGCGGTCCTGCGGGCGGTCCGGCCTATGTGCCGCCCCCGGCCCCTACACGGCCCCAAGCGCGGCCCCTGTCGATTGACTTTGGCTATACCCCGGCGACGGGTGGTGGCGGCGGTGGATCGTCCGGCGGTTCTAGCGCCATGTCTGAGCCTGCATACTGGGACGAATTGATTGCCCAGGTCAAAGAAGGCGAACAAGCCTTCGCAGACTACAACCAAACCGTAGAGGACGGGGCAAACACGATTGCTGATTTCTTTGGCTCTATCCTGGACGGGTCCAAGTCGGCGCAGGAAGCCTTGGCGGATTTGCTGATGCAACTGGCACAGGTCCAACTGCAAAAGGCTATCCTCGGGATCGGCAATTCGTCCGACTTCATGGGCAGCATCTTTGGCGCGGTGGGCGGCTCATTCGAGGGCGGCGGCTATACCGGCACGGGATCACGTTCCGGCGGTGTGGACGGGCGCGGCGGCTTTCCGGCGATCCTGCACCCTAACGAGACGGTTGTGGACCATACCAAGGGCGGCACAAGCGGTTCCCCGGTGACGTTCCACATTGACGCACGGGGCGCACAGATGGGCGTGGCGGAGCAGATCGAGGCAACCTTGCGGCGCATGACCCCGACGATTGTAGGGCAGGCCGTGCAAG